GCCGGGGGAGGGGGCAGCTCCTGCCCCCAATCCCTTACTTAACCCTCAAGTACAACCAGCAGCAGACGCGAGCGCGAGCGCGTGCGAAGCCGAGGCCGTGCCAGGCGCTGCATTCGAGGCGCTGTTCGGCTCGCAGCCTGCCACCGCATCCGGGCCAGACGCCATCCTCGCCACGCCGGCCACCCGGCGGTCGTCTCCGGTAGCCCCGGTGCGCGACACCCCCCAGCAACCTGCGCCGCCCGGGTGGAAGTTGCCGCACAACCCGTATCCAGCGCGGCTGAATTTCACGGCGATCCCGCCCGAGCCCGCCGGCGACATCGCCCGGTGGATGCCGCGTCTTTCCGACCCTGAGCATCGCTGGTCCATCCTGGCGCCTGGCGAGGAAATTGATCCCAGGTCGATGCACGGGGCCCGGAAGCAATGCCGGGGCGCGTGGATGCTGCGAGACATCGCCGCGACGGTCGCCGAGATCATGGGATGGCACGATCTTCGCCGCTGCACCGACTGGCGCCCGCTCTGCGCCTGGCTCGACGACGGGCTCGACCCCTGGGACACGATCATCCCGACAATCAGGCGCGTCGTGGAGCGCCGCGGAAACCTCGAGATATCGTCGCTGGCGTATTTTGACCGGGCTGTGCGCGATCCGGTCGGCAACAGGAGGGCTGGCTGATGGCAGCAGTCGCGTATGACCGCATGGATGCGTTCGTGGTGGTTCGGCGCGGGCTGCGCTGGCAGATCGCGTGCATCAGCGCGAGCGACGGCATCACACGGGAGTGCGCGTTCGGCGCGCGCTTCTGGCGCCTGGTCACGGCGGAGCGCGTGGCGGCCGCGATGGGCAAGGTGATGATGGAGGCGTTCTGGCGGGCTGGCGCCCATCCGCTTCAGCACGGCGCCGTGCCTGTGGCGAGCGTGGGCGGCCTACGGCTGGTGGGTGGGACGGTAGCGCCACCCGCTGGCTAGACGCGCCCTGGCGGCGCGCTGTGGCGCCCGTGTTGCCGCCCCGCGCGCCGCCGGGTAGGGTGCGCGAGCTGCGGCAACGTGGCGTCACCTCGGCTGTGGAGAGGTAAAATCCCACGGGTCGCTATAAGCGTGGCAGAGTGGCGCTTTGCTTGGCGTGGAGATGCGGGGGAGCTGCGCTGAGTGAAAACTCAATGGCCCGCACAGGATACTCCGGCGTGCAAACGGTGCTGGACTGCGCCGCTGCTGGCAGGCTATAAATCCCCTGCGTGCCTATCATTCAACCACGAGAGGAAGCGCTCCATGCAGTTCACCATGCGACCGATCCAGGATATCCCCGCCGGCGAGATCAAGACCATCAACGCCAGCCCGTGGATGCACTCGCCTCTCGTCTTCGGCGCCGCCGTTGGCGACTGCCCGAAGTCCAAGGTCAAGATCCAGGCCCTGGCGACGACCGTCTGACCCTCGCTTTCGTGCGGGCGTAGGTCGCCACGTCGGCTTCTGGTCTGCGCCGCAGGCCCGCGCAGAGCGCGCCGACCCGCTTCCGCAAGCGCCAAGCGTGACGAGACCCCGCTGCTGCACTATCCGAGTCGAGACAGCAGCGGGGCGTCTCTCACCAGCAGGGTCGCTGCCAGGTCATACGCCGCAGCCCCCCCCGCACTCTTCCCCGCCTTCGACCATCGTCTCGTCAAACGGCAGCCTCGGCATGTCGCGCACCAGACCGGCTAACACCGCGTAAGGCTCGCGATCTGCCCGAAAGGTGCGACCGCGCCCCGCCGTTCCACGCGGAATGGCTTCCATGTCCGCCCACCACGCCATCCGCTCGGGATGATCGGCCTGCATCCGCAGGATGGATGCGCGGGATTTCAGGAAACACCCGTCGCAGTTGCCTTCCCACTTTCCGGCCAGGGCGAGGTCGAACGGCTGCGCGCGCCAGAACTTCGCCACGTCCCGCACCGTCACTCCCGCGTCAGCGAGCGGGGTGGCCACAGTCCAGCGTTCCTTGCGCGGCTGCTTGGTGCGCTCCACCCGCGCCGGCTCATCGGCCCGAAGGCCAACCACGTTGGACCAGTGCGACCAGCCCAAACTGCCCATCACCCACCGTTTGATCGTGCGGATTTTCATCTCCGTGGTGCATGAGCGTTGCACCGGGTTCGGCAGGCCAGAATGCGCCGTCAGCAGCGCGGCAAACGGCTCGCCGGCCCTGCTGGCGCTGTTGTGGTTGACGATGCGATAGCCGTCCTTGTGCCGCGCGGTGAACTCTATCCAAACGATCGGCACGGCCCATTGGGTTTGCATCGCATGCACGAAATCCAGCGTCGCCGGCATTTCCCGGCCGGTGTTGGCAAACACGGCGTGAACCTGGGGCGGCAGCGCGCCACCGGAGGCGTCGAGGACGCGCCGCAGCATGTATCCGCTGGTGCGACCCCCGCTGACGCTGATGATGGCGGGTCCGGCAATGGCAAAAGGATCAGCCATCGTCACCGGGATGTCCCATTTTTCTGCGGCGGCGGATGCGCTCGGCTGTCGTAGACGACGCCCGCTTTCCCGTCCTGGAGAATGTGCGACACCACGAAAGGCCGCCCGGCGCACCAGACCCGATCGCCGACGGCTACGCGGTGCATGTCGATCTCGGCGCGCGTCCTGGGTGCCGCCCAGAGGCTGGCCTGGGGGTGGGTCAACTGCGCCACGCGGCAGCCGCCGCTATAATGTCCTCTGCCTCGACCCGCGCGCCAATTCGGGTCAGGAACCCCCTGGCGCCGTGGTAGCCGAGAGGATCGCTGCAGATACGCCAATCCCAGCCAGACACCCGAAGCAACCACCGCTGGTCAGCGCCAGCGCATCCATTGGTACGCGCCCATGCGAGCACGGCGTTCCCGTGGATCAGGGACACCCGACCAGGCGCATTGTGCCAGATGGCGTCTGCTGCTGCGGCTCCAGCGCGCTCGCGCGCCATCGGCTCCCAGCGACCCGCAGGCATGGTGCTGATGTTGCTCATGGCCGCACCGGCTTCGGCTCTGCGGCCTCGATCGCGGCATGCGCCCGCTCGCGGATGTAGGGGTCGTCGAGCGGGCTGTCAGCGCCGCCGGTATAGGTGCCGAGCAACTCGTGCAGCGCCGCCAGCAGCGCGGGTGCCGCGGCAGCGCAGCGCACGGCGTCGAGGTCGGCGCCGAGCTGCACACGCAGCACCCCGACGCCTGCCGCGTTGCGAATCCAGCGGCGGCCGTCGTAGTGCCAGGGCCCCGGGATGGTGGCCATCGCTCATGCTTCCTTTCGCGCGTTGGAGAACAGCGCCTCGATGCGCTTGACCTCGCGGTCGGCGTCGATCCATGCATCCATCGCGGGGATGAAGTCCAGACCATCCGCCGCCTGGTAGTCGCGCCATGCCATCCGATAGACGCGGCGCGCATCGGCATAGGTCGTGTTCAGATCAGCATCGTTGAAGTGGGCGAGGTGCTTCATATCTCATGCCCTCCGCATGGAAGCGAATGCCGTCGCCGTGTCGTTGTCGATCTTGCGCACGGAGGCGTTGTACGCCGCCTGCCCGATCGAGCCCGCCATCAAGCGCCTGTCCAGCGCATCCATCGCGAGTTCGGCGCGCCTCTCGATCTGCTCTTCGGTCATCGTGTGCGACATGGCTGAGTTCCTCATCGCGCCGGCACAATCGCCGGTGCAAAAAAACAATGGAGCATGATGGTGTGCAAGTCGAGAGGTTTTTAAGGAGCGGAGCGCTTCGGTGGGAGGTCGAACGACGCATTCGCGAGCGTGTCGAACCCCTGCACTTTGGCCGCCCAAATATCGACCATGAACATGTCGACGCAGCCTGCGCGATCGACGCACAGAGCCAGGCGAGCGCCGCGGCCGAACAAAACATAGGAAGCGATCGTGTCGGAAAACGGATATTTCTCGACCACGACGCGCCCGCCGTGAATGGCCACAAGCGCGCGCAGGTGAAGTAGCGTTCCGCGTTCACCCATTAGACGGTCCTCCTTGTCATCCACTCTCGTTCCATCGCAGTGCGCAGGTGCAGCAGCCTGCGGACTTCGCCCCGCCAGTATGCTGCCGACCGCAGCGCGCGGGCGTGGGCATACCGTTCCCAGGGCATCTCAGCGCGGGTCTCGCGCGCGATCGCGATCCAGTAGCGGTGGGAGCTATGCGCATGGCCGAGCGCGATGTCATGGCACGACGGCATCATCACTTGTCCTCGCCGAGGTCGTCGGCCTCGTAATTCGGGTCAGTGAAGATCTCGGCGCGAAAGCGGCTGCGCTTCTCGGCCTCGCATTGAGGGCAGATATAGCAGCAGAAGATCCCGCGGGCGTCGGTCAGCGGACGGCGCTGGCCGCGGTCGCATTGGTGAAACTCGGGCGTGTCGTTCATGGCGTCGTCCCATCCGCCGCTTTGTGCAGTTCCGCGCTGATCCTGCTGAGCAGCTCGTTGTAGCTCTCGGCATCCGGCGACTGCGGTCCATTCTCCTGGTGTTCGTCGTTCAGAGCGTCATCCAGTTCCTTCATCGCCGTTGCGATATCGGTCATCGCGTCCTGCGCCCGGCGACCCGCGCGCAGCTGGCGCAGCAGCGTCAGCCACGTCTGGCTGGGCAGGGTGATGGGCAGGAAGTCAGCCATCTCGTCGCGGATGTGGCCGTAGGGAACGCCAGCGATCGGCGTGTATGCGGTGATCAAAGCGCCGGTGGCCGCGCAGCCCAGCGTGTATGCGCAGGCCGAGCCGCGGTCGCACTCGTATCGTTTGACGCCCTCGACCTGCCAAATCGCACCAGCGGGCGTCAAGCGCTCCCTATCTGCGCCGTCGTGGTCCAGCTCAAGCTGAAGCGATGCGAACAGCGCGCCGATTGGGTGCGCTGCAAAAGCGATGTCGGTGTCCATGCTCATGTCCCTTTCTGGGCGGTAATCAGGTTGTGGCGAGGACCGCCGCAGCGGCAGATTGCGCGCGCGCGAATGCCCTCAAGCGTGGCGTGAGGCTCTGCGGCAATGAACCGCCAAGCCGCCGCGCGATCGGCAATGCCAGGGCCTGGCTTGGCCGCACGAAACGCTTTGCTGCGGGTCGGTTTGGTCATCGTTCAGCCCTCGCCCATGCATGCGAGGGCGAGGGTTTCCAGTTCCTCAGACACGGATGCCATGAGCGCGATGCGCGCGAGGTGCTGGGCGCGTGCGGTGCTGAAAGCAGCATCTCCCTGTGGGTAGTAGTCGCGGCCGTTCGGAGCCGACGCGTGCAGAGTGTCGATCGCCCGCATTATCGCGAAGAGCGCCGCGCGGTAGTCGTTGAGCAAGGCCTCTCGGCTGGTGCCGTTCGTGTGGATAGTCGGATGCACGAGCTTGGTGGCGGTCATCGTTCAGCCCTCCTGCGCGACGTAGGGCAGGGGCGTGTCAGCCATGATCACGTCACGCATGGTGCGGTTCGAGTAGCGTATCCGACCGCCTCCCGTGACCTCGTGGCTAAAAACGATGCAGCCCCGGACCGGCTTGATCTGGGCGTTCGCTGGAGCGCCGAGGAAAACAGCCACGGCGGAGCCCCGCTCCAGCAACCCCTGGCGCAAACCCAACGCGGACCGGCGGCTGGCGTAGCAGAGAAGAGCCTTGCGGCCGTCAGGCGCGATGATCTCGATCTCGTAAAGCGTCGGGCGGTTCTGTCGCGCGGCGAGCATTTTGATCTGGCGGGCTGTCAGTGGCTTGGCGGTGAAAGCGGCCATGTGGACCTCCGTCTTTGCGTCGGCACCATCGCCGTCCGCAGAATGACCATGGCGTCGTTCCGCGGGCATGTCGAGCGGTTTTTAAGGTGGCGCGGTTGTTTCCTCGGTCTCTGCATTCGCCAGCCAGACGCGGATCATCTCTGGTGTGATCGCTGGCACGTCGTGCAGCAGCACCATCAGCTGCAGGAGGGCTACCACCGGCCCAGGTATGTCCTGGGTGCCGGCCGCCCATCGCTGCACGGTGCGCAGCTTGTCGTTGGCGCGATCGCCGAGGGCGACCAGCAGGTCCGCAAAGGCCGCCACAGACAGATCCACCATCGCCAGCGCAGCGCGAAATTCCTCCGCGGTCATGCGTCCGTCATCGGTCGGCATTTGCGTTGCTCCTGGTGCTCGCGCGGGGTGGCTGGTGGCCGACGGCCGCTCCAAAATACGCTGCGATCTCGCGGTTGACGTCCTCGCGCAGCTTCGGATCGAGCACCCACAGATGACCATTGCCGTTCTTATGCCAGCGGACTCGCACCAGGTCAGTGCTGGCCTCCCACTCCTTGCGCCCGATTGCCTCGTACACTGCCTGGCCGATCCCCTGCATGTGCTTGGGCGCTGGCCGCCCCGACAGGATGTGGAGGCAGCGGTCGACATCGCGCAGCACCTGCGCGCCCCACTCGCTGAAGTGCACCCATGGTGCATCGCCGTTGACGCGCGTGACCGTCACCACCCGCTTGATCACCATGCGCTCTCCGACCGTGAAGCCGTCGTTGCTGGCGTGCTCGCGAGACAGCGACCGGAATGCGTCGACCAGGCCGCGGCGAAAAATGGTCTCGGCGTCGCCGGCGAGCCGCTGCAACGTGGCCATCACTGTGTCGATCGTGATCTCGGGCGGGTTCTGCAATCCCTTCTCGAATGCGTCGCGCTCGATCTTGTCCATCAGGCTGCCCAGCCGAGTGTTCACCAGGAATGCGCGCCACATGTCGCCGTCGACAGATGCGCGCTGCTTGGACACGAAGCTGTCTTCGTCGCGCTGACGCGTCTCCATGTGCACGAAGCGCAGCGCCTCCCAGTGCAGCCCGGAGACGGAGGGCAGCCCGACGCACGCGCGCCGGTGCGCCTCGACCGCAGCGACCATGGCGCGAAACCCCTGGAGGTAGAGGTCCATTGCACGCATGCGGTGGCCGATCAGTTCCTCGATGCTGTCCTTGCGAACCAATTCTGTCACTGGTTGTGCTCCCCGAAAGTCATGCGACCCTCACCAGTCGGCATGGAGCAACCTCCGAATCGAAGCATCGTGTGCCATCGCGACGACGACAGCCACGGCGGCGCGGCATGCGCTGGGTTTGTCGTGGAATCCGGTCACCGTGCGGTCGCCGATTCTCCCGATATAATGAGCGGGTGGGCCGCGAGACAGCAGTTCGACGGTAGCGATTGCGGGCCCATCCGGCATCCAGACCACGGCCGCGATCGGGAAGCCGGTCGGCGCTCGCGGGTTGCTGCGCCAGACCATGTGCGTCTTCCGGCTCATCGCTTCCGCCCCTTGGCCGCGGCCGCTCGGCGCTGGTGGCGATTTGCCCCCGGCAGCGCCCCGTCGTTGACCGATGTCACCTCGTAGACGCCGTCGGCGGTGGTGATCGTGGCGCCCGTGCGCAGCTCGCCCGCGACAGCGATCGCGGCTGCCATCGCTCGCCCGCCGCGCTTGAGTCGCGCCTGGTGCTTCGTCAGACTGCTCATTGGGTAATGTCCCTCAGCTCATCCGCGCTGATTGCGCGGAACCTGGTCAGCAGCAGCTTCACGCCGGAAAAAACGGGACCGCGCTCCATGGCGAGCAGCGCGTTCAGATGCGGATTTCCACCGCGTTCATGCGGGACTGGCTTGAGCAGGATCGGTGCATGCAGCCAGGCCGAGGCACGCCACAGTCGCAGCCGGCCGACCGTCTCCGCACGCTGCAGCCCGGGGCACTGTGCCAGCGACAAAGCCGCGCACGGCACGCACATCGGCAGTCCGTCGTTGATCAGGGGATAGATGCCATCCGTCTCGCCCTGGTTGATGCAGATCGGGTCTTTGGGCAGCCGCGCGCGACAAATCTGGCACACCCGATCCCGCAGCACGCTGCGGCATCGGTCGTTGTGCAAGATCTTGAACAGAGGCTTGCCGACGCCAGGGGTGTTGATTCCCTCGCAGATGAACCGCATGGCGTGACCGTCCAGTTTAACGGTGCGCACCACGCTGCGGTGAGTGTCGTCCTCGCTCGTCCATTTCGCTGTCCACGGCACGACGAAGTTGCCGAAGCGAACGATTTTTCCGCTCATTGGGGGTTCCTCGGCTTGGCCAGCTGCTTGGCAGCCCACTCCGCAGCCTGTTCCTGGCGCATCGTCGGGACGGTCGGGTAGATATCCCGCGCCGCATTCGCCAGCGCCTGGATGAACGATGCCGGTGCGCCGCTGTCGTGCGCAGCGCACGCCACCTGGCACACCAGGGTCGAAAAGATGGTCTGCTCGCTGAATTGGCCGCCCACCATCAGCGCGTACAGCTGCAGCCCTACGGCCATATCGCGGCCGGGCGGCGGGTTGATGCCGCTGTCGTCCAGGTCGGGGGTGATCATGCTCGTGGTCTCCGCTGTGTTGTTCGCGCCAGGAACGCCTGGCGCACTTGCAGTGCTTCTGCCGTCGTAGGGGCTGGCCCGCCGCGCCATGCGATCGCGCAGCTGGCGTGCTGCGAGCGCCACTTGCCGTCGGCGCCGTGGTGGCGCTCGAAATGACCGTCGCCCGGCTCCACCCGCGTGCCGCAGCGGTAGCAGGTGCCGCCGTATAAATTCCTCACCTCACGGCTCTCCAGCCGAACAGCGACGTGAACACCTCGGCCGGGCCGAAGGTCGACCAGACCTCGTGCCGGCCGGACCCCTTGGCATCCCAGATGGCGCACGCACACCCGTCAGCCAGGAAGCGCCATTCTTGGTCGCCCTTGCCCTCGACAGTGTGGCGCGCGGGCTCGAAGCCGAGCCGGTTGCTGATATCGCCCTCGCTGACATGCGAGAGGCTCCCCGTGCGGTGCGAGCCGGCGGCCGTTTCGTGAAGGATGGGAACAATCGCGATGCAGGTCGTCGTGGCGGGTTTCATTCTGACGATCTCCTGAGGGGGTTTGGCGCTCACAGGGCCAAACCCTGCTTGGCGAGTTCCATGTCGCGGCGATCGAACATGCGGTGCTGGCGCGCTGGCGGCTGGGCGCGAACAAAGGCGCGCACCGCCGAGCAGATGTGCCGGGCCAGGGCCAGGTTCGGCGTCTGCAACTCGTCCGTGTCGAGGAGGCCGTGGACTTCGACCGCGTAGCCGACCTGCGGAGATCCCACGACACGCACCAGGAGGTTCAGCGTGGCGACTGGCAGGGGTTTGGTGCGACGGGCCATCTATGCGGCCTCCATGGCGTGTGGCGCATGGCGCGCCGCTCGGGCGCCCTGGGCGGCTTGTGGCGCCGGGGTGGTGCGTGCGCTCGCGGCGCTGGCCGGCGGCGCGGGTCGCGCGCTGTGGCGCCGCTGGCGGTCGGCCGCCACCAGCGCGCGGGTCAGTTCAGCGAATCTCGCTTTGCGCAGCCAGGTGTCGAAGGAGTCGAACATGATTTGCATCCTGTGGCGTCGGGCGCGGCACCATCGCCGCGCCCCGGGTGGGCGTATCCCGGCAGCGCTGCCGGTCAGGCCATGGCGGGCGTGGCTGCCAGGACGGCGTCGAGCAGGCTGCTGCCGTCGATCTCGTCGCCGGCGTCGGCCGCTTGCTCGACGAAGGTAATCGAGCCGTCGCCCATCCGCTGGGCGATCAGAGTCGCGCGGCGCTTGAGCGCGTCGCCGCGGCCGAACCATGCGCTGTCCAGGCGCAGATCCTGGGTCTTCGTCCTGGCCGCGTGGTCGACGTACTGCGTCACCGCGTTGAGCCAGCCCCAGGCGGTGCCGTTGCCGCCGCGCAGCTCGGCGCCCATCAGGCCCGTGCCGGTCACCGCCATGTCTCCGATCGCCGCCACCGCGCGTGCCTTGGCGGCCTTGTCGATCTCCTTCGGAGTCATGGTCGAGGGGTCGTGGCCGAAAAGCTGCAATGTGGCCTCGGTCATGTCCGTGGCGCTGACCCGCGTGGCTGCCAGCCCGCGCAGCAGGTCCATGGCGTCCGAAAAGCCGCTGCGGATCTCGTCGGGCTTGCCCAGCCCCAGGTGCGCCTTGGCGTCGTCGGCGTTGAATTCCGCCGAGTGCGGCAGGGTGAAGACCTCCTTCGCGGCCTCGCCCTTGATGCCCTTCCGGATCGCCACGCTCAGGGTGTTGTTGCAGACCACCCGGATGGTCGTGAAGCGCGCTGTGGTCGAGAGCGTCCCGTCCGCGCTGGTGGAAAGCAGCACGTAGCCGCCGACCTTATCGGCGGCGTCGACCATGGCGACGTCCGCGGTGGCGCGTGCCAGGCCCCAAAAGCGGCGGCCGTCGAAAAGGCAGCCCGCCGTCTCGAGCGCAAAGCCCGCGCTCTCGGTCAGGTCGCGAAAGAATTCCAGCACCTGCTTGGGCTGGACGATGTTGTAGCGGTCGCTGACCACCCCGAGCGGCGCCTTCGTGTCGCTGCGGAAAAGCACGTGCTGCTTCTCCCATAGCGTCAGCACCTCCGGGTTGCAGCTGGTGGCGAAGCGCACCTTCGAGCGCAGCACCTTCCAGTCCATCCCGGCCGCCTGCTGCCAGGTCTCGATGCTCGCGCCCGCCTCGAGGCTGTGGCCGAGGCCATGCCAGGGCGTTTCGCCCACGTACGCCATCGCCGCGCGGCCGCTGGTCATGTCGATCTCATGTGCCATGTGTGGCTGATCCTGTATTCGCTCGGCACCATCGCCGTCGCAAGACAGACCATGGCAGGATGGACGCGCGGCGTCGAGTGGTTTTATAGGTGGAGACCTGTTTATCTGATGGAGAGAATATGATGCGCCGCGCCAAGCCAGAGCCGCCCGCGCAATGGGCAGCATCCGTCATCGAGCAGCGTCCCGTGCTGTCCCTGCTGCCCTACGCCGCGATCGCTGAGGAACGCGCCAATGGTTGACCTGACAATCGAGTCGGTGCGCACCGCAGAGCTGATCCCCTACGCCGCGAACGCGCGAATGCACTCCGATGCGCAGGTTTCGCAGATCGCAGCATCCATCAAGGAGTTCGGGTTCAACGTGCCCATCCTGGTCGACGCCAAGTGGGCCATCGTGGCGGGCCACGGGCGCGTGCTGGCCGCCCAGCGCCTGGGCATGCACTACGTGCCCACCATCCGGCTGGGCCACCTGTCGCCCGCCCAGGCTCGCGCATACCGGCTGGCCGACAACCAGATCGCGCTCAACTCCACATGGGACGACTCGCTCCTGGCGGTTGAGCTGCGCGCGCTCGCCGCCGAGGACTTCGACCTGGCGCTGGTGGGGTTCGACGACGTTGCCCTGCAGATCCTGCTGGCGGGCCCCGCGACCGACAGCACCGAGGATCCCGACGCCGACGCGCCGGAGCCGCCAACCAACCCGGTGTCGCGGGTGGGCGATACATGGCTGCTCGGCGGGCACCGCATCCGCTGCGGCAGCAGCACCGATGCGGAACATGTCGCCGCACTGCTCGCCGGCGCCAAGCCGCACCTGATGGTCACCGATCCGCCGTATGGGGTCGAGTATGACGCGGATTGGCGGAATAAGGCGCTGCGAGCCGACGGCACGCCGATCGCTGGGCGTGCCGTCGGGAAGGTTCTAAACGACGACCGCGCGGATTGGTCGGAAGCGTGGGCGTTGTTTTCGGGCGACGTGGCCTATGTCTGGCACGCCGGCAACAAGGCTCAAGTCGTTGCTGAGAGTTTGCTGAAAACGGGTTTCGGCATCAGGTCGCAGATCATCTGGGCGAAGAGTAATTTCGTCATCGGTCGTGGCCACTACCATCCGCACCACGAGCCGTGTTGGTATGCCGTTCGCAACAAGGCTGGTGCGACTGGCCACTGGCAAGGCGATCGCAAGCAATCTACGCTCTGGGAGATACCCAAGCCTGCCAAGTCCGAAACCGGGCACTCCACCCAGAAGCCGGTGCTGTGCATGCAGCGACCGATCGAAAACAACAGCCGCGTGGGTGAAGCCGTGTACGAGCCGTTCAGCGGGAGCGGGACCACCATCATCGCGGGCCAGATCACTGGCCGGTCCGTGCTCGCGATGGAGTTGAACCCCGCCTACGTGGACGTTGCTGTGCGCCGCTGGGAAGCATTCACCGGGCTGCGCGCCACCCTGGAGGGCGACGGTGGCTCCATCGACGACGTAGCCGCCGCCAGGGGCATCCCAGCGGCGGCGTAGCGGGCGGGGGAGCCTGGGCTTAGCCAGCCCCCGCATCCGGGGGAGCCTGGGCTGCCACGCCTGCAGCGTAGGCCTCGCGCAGCGCGTCGCGGATCGCCCAGACCGCCACGTCGTGGAAGTCGAGGCTGTCCCGGTTGCGCGTCTCCAGGGTTTCCACCCTGAAGTGCTTGCGCGCGATGTCGGCCAGCAGGCTGTCGTGGAGGTCGCTCATGGCGCGCTTTCCGCCTGCGCGGCGTCGTCCGCGATGGCTGCCGCAATCACGTAGCCAGCCAGGTAGGAAAAGCCCATCGGGATGCCGGTAATCTTGCTGTTGTGGCGAGTGATCCGGTACGCCATCCAGCTCGCCGTTGCAGCCCGGATCGCCGCCTCGTTCTGGCCGGCGTCCTCCGTGATGCGGGCGCTGACCTCGTCGGCGAAGTGGCGGCCGTGGCGGCTGTCGAGGAAAGCCCGCACCTCGTCGAGGCTGCAGCCAGTGGCGTCGGCCACGATCTGCAGCGCCAGCGCCCATGCAGCGCGCGGCTCGGCGTGGTGCCTGATGGTGCCGAAAAAGCCCCAGTCCTCGTTCTGGCTGGCGGGAATGGCAGTGGCGGAAATGGGCATGTTCGAGTCCTCCTGGCTGGCACAATCGCCGTCCGTGCAGGGACCATGCTCGGTGTTGCTGGTGCAGTCGAGTGGTTTTTTAGGTGGAGACGTTATTCGGATGCACAATCCGAAAGCCGTTGTCGCGGATGTCCATCAGCATGCGGCCCAGCCAGTTCTGACCCTCGCCGCGGACCATGCCCCAGACGGTGTCGCCCCAGGTGTTGCCCTCCTGGATCTCGCGCGCCCCGGTGCTGCGCAGCCGCGCCAGCAGGTCGGGATAGGTCGAAAACTTCAGCTCCAGCGCGGTGCGCATCACGCCGAATCGCGCTCGCTCCCAGTCGCGACGATAGCTGTGGCCTTCTCGGCTGCGCCCCAGCGCTTTTGCCGTGCCAGGAGTGAGCGCCAAGCGAATGCGCTCGCGGTATTCGGGGTCGGTGGCCTTGGCAGCCTGAAAGGCGTGCTCAACCGTCGCGCACTGGCCGATGCCGGGCATGTCGATCGGCGAGTGGTAGAAGTTGTCGAGCGCCGACCATTCTCCCGTGAGAATCCATGTGATCGGCGCGGTGTTGGTCCTGGCGGGTTTGTGGCGTCGTGCGCGGGACATGCGCATCCTCCTGTGCTTGGCAGCCAAACGGGGCGGCACCATCGCCGCCCCGTGCAGTGATCAGAAAGCGGGCTCGCCTGGCGCAGCCTTGGCCGTCGCCGTCGGCGTCTCGATCTGCGACGGCCCGTTCGCATCCCCGATCCAGTAGCGACGCTCGCCAGCGTGTTTTGCGCCGCCGACATCCAAGCCACGCTTGGTCTTCAAGCTGCTGACGAAGCCGCGCATCGATGTGTTGCTCCACCCCGTGGCACGCTCGATCTCGCCAGCGGTCGCCCCGCCCTGCCGGCGGAGCAGCGCGATCACCATCTCCGTCTTGCTGCCAGCCCGCGGCGTCCCGACCTCGCCCGCCGGCTTCGCCTCCTTGGGCCCCTTCGCCGTCGGCATGGCCAGCCGCATCTGCGCGACCGCCCGGCTGATCGGGTTGTCCGTGGCGTCCTGCGCGGTGCAGGCATCCCAAGCCGCCAGGAACGTCGCCACCGTGTCGCGCAGGCTGAGCTTGTCCTTCGAAGGCGCCAGTTCGCTGGCCAGGCCTTCCGCCGGCGTCGCCTCGTCTGCAGCTGCCTCGTCTGCAGCGGGCTCGTTCGCCGCGGGCTCGTCCGCAAGCGCCGCGTCGATCACGTCGTTGATCGCGTCGTTGATGGGGCCCAGGGCATATGCCGGCCATTCCACCAGCGCGATCCCCAGCGCCGTGAACCCCGCCGGCGTCACCCGGTAGCCCCAATCCTGCCCCGCGTCATCGGACCAGTACACCGACTCGCCCACCAGCACCGTGACCGCCTCGACCAGCCCTGCCGCCTGCATCTTGTTCGCCATCGCAAGCGCCATGTGCGGCGGCGTCTTCGGCGCGGGCGAAAGCAACCCGTCATCGCGCTGCGCGCCCCGTGTCAGCGTCGCCGTCTGCGCATCACTCAACTTCGCCATCTTCCTGATTCCTGAGCTTGTCCGGCACCATCGCCGTCCGTGACGCACTCATGCTCGGATCATCAACAGCAGTCCAGAGGTTTTTAAGGCTCTCGCGATGGGTTTTCGCGACGCAAATCAACCCCAACGGACCAGCCGCATCCACTACAGTCCAGACCTCACGCGCTCCATAGTGGCGACGCAATACAGACGACCGCACGCACCGCGCCACACAGCACAAGCAAGACAAAACCACCCGATACAGACGCCAGCACATAGCAGTCGAGTGCCGAGGCCATTGCACACAAGGTATCTTCGGGGAAGGTGAGCGCGCATCGTTTTGTGCCGACTCGCGTGCGAACGTGCTGCTAGACGAATGTTGGAGGCGCGGGCTACAGGCTTGAGGTCCGTTTTCGCATTGAGCGGCACGCAGATGGAGCAATCATGGCGTCACCTCGCCGCACGAAGGCGAAGAAGGATCGGTCGGCCAAAGGCAGGGGCGCAAAGCAGCCCGTGACCAAGCGCGTCGGGATGCTGGCGGACGCCGACGACATCAAGGCGCGCATCGGCCGGCCGCGGTTCCAGGTCACCGACAAGGACCGCGCATTCGTCAAGCGGATGGCGGCGTTGGGCGCAAGCCTGGAGGACATCGCCAGCGTGATCGGCTGTGAGCGGCATTGCCTGACGCGGTGGTTTCGCCAGGACATTGACGACGGCAGGATTGAGGCCACTGCCGCGGTGGTGGCGTCGCTGTTCGCCAAGGCGACCGCCAAGGGGCTGAACGGCGCGTCGGTGCGGGCGGCGGAGATATGGCTGCGGCGGTTCCCTGAGTGGCTGGAGGCCGAGCGTCCGCGCAACCGCGACGACGAGGCCAGCGCGAAGGAGATCGTGGTGACGGGGGGCTTGCCGGTGCGCGGGGCGTTGGAGATCCCCGGCGAGCACGAAGGCGACGACCCGGCCAAACCGGGGGAGGGGAAATGACGCGACCGGCAGCGCGTGCTGTACTCCAGCGCATCGCTCTGTATCCACACGCGCGCTGGCGGGGGAGCGTTTTGCGAATCTATCCACAGGTCAAACAGCGCGCAAGCCCGGCGCGAGGGCGAGTGCGATAGATGCCGACCATCGCCCTGCCGACGCTTCACCCCGGCCAGGTGGCTGCGTTCGAAGAAGGCTATCGGTTCGTCGCGATGCGCTGCGGGCGACGGTGGGGGAAGACCAACTATGCGATCACCCTCGCGTGCGACGGCGCCAGCAAGAAGTGGCCCGTGGGTTTTTTCGCGCCGAATTACAAAATCATCGCGGAGACGTACCAGGAGATCCGGGAAATCCTCGACCCGATCGTCACCCGGGCCAACGCGCAGGAAAAGGTCATCCGCACCCTGGGCGGAGGCCGCATCGACTTCTGGTCGCTCGACGACCCCCGCGCCGGCCGGTCGCGCAAATACAAGCTGGCGCTGATCGACGAGGCTGCCTACACGCGGCCGAACATGATCGACATCTGGGAACAAGCCATCCGGCCGACCCTGGTCGACATGCGCGGATCGGCGATCGCGCTCTCCAACACCGCCGGCGCCAACCCCGATAATTGCCTCCACCAAATCCGCACGCAGACGCGGAAATACGGCTTCCGCGACTTTCACGCGCCGAGCCACGCCAACCCCTACCTGCCGCGCCAGGAGCTGATCGACCTCGAGCGAAAGAGCCACCCGCTGGTGTGGCGCCAGGAATACCTGGCCGAATTCGTGGACTGGTCAGGCCAGGCGTTTTTCGACGAGCAAAAGCTGCTCGAGCGCGGCGCACCGGTGGAATGGCCCACGCACTGCGACCTGGTTTTCGCGGTCATCGACACGGCGATAAAAGACGGCGCGGCGCACGACGGCACCGCGGTGAGCTACTGGGCCCGAAGCCAGTTCAGCGGCCACCCGCTGGTGCTGCTGGATTGGGACATCGTGCAGATTGAGGGCGCGATGCTCGAGACGTGGCTGCCGAGCGTGTTCGCGCGCAGCGTCGAGCTGGCGATCGCATGTGGCGCGCGCATGGCGCAGCCGGGCGACGGCACGCCGCCGGTCTGGATCGAGGACAAGGGCAGCGGCACGATCCTGATCCAGCAAGCCCTGAGGCGCGGCTGGAACGCGATCGCCATCGAAGGCAAGATCACAGCCGCCGGCAAGGACGCGCGCGCGATCAGCGTCAGCGGCTACTTCCACCGGGGCGAGATCAAGTTCAGTCGCCACGCCTACGAGAAGACCGTCACGTTCAAGAACGCCACACGGAACCACATGCTGGCGCAGTTGCTGTCCTACCGTGTGGGCGACAAGTCGGCCGCGACCCGCGCCGACGACCTGCTCGACACCGCCACCTATGCCGTGGCGATCGCTCTCGGCAACAACGAGGGCTTCTGACCTCGAGCGGTTCACATCGCACTGGTGTGGTTTGGCCCGCGCATGCTATGGAATGCAGCCGCGTCCGTGTGACGCGGGCGGATGTTTCCTCCCTTAAACTTCCCCCGGCCAGCGCGCAGCGATTGGGTGCTGCCGGGGGCTTTTGCACGCCATGGCGCTCTTTGTTTCGCGATAGGCGTGACAATGCACGCAAATCCGTGAGATTGATGAGCCCGATCTCATCGGAGGAAGCCATGGCCCACTGCACAGCATTCCGTCACCAGGGACTCGTTGGGCTCAACCGTGCGGACGGCACCGCCATCATGCTGACGATGGAGGAGGCGATGGCAATCGCCGACCTCATCAGCCCGTCATCCGAAGCACGGGCCGCGGTGGCGCGGCACCTGGACGTGCATAGCCAGCTGCTGGGCAGCCGCCACAGCGACCGCCAGGGCTGATCCATCATGTCGGGCACGATTTCGATCAATGGCGCAGCGCTGGGTTCGCGGCTCCAGCAAGTTCTGCTGACCGACGACATCGTGCCCGGCGCCGACGCTGGCTATGAGATCTGCAAAACGCTCTACCTCTACCACCCGATGGGGGGGAAGATGGTCGACACGCCGATCAACCTGGCGCAGTCGCAGGCGCGCGTCCTGTCGATCCCCGATGGCCCGGAGGACACGGTTCGCGACGCGTTCCTGCGCGAGTGGGAAGACCTGCGCGCTGACCAGCACATTGCCACCGCCATGAGCCTGGCGCGCACCTATGGCGTCGGCACACTGGGCTTAGGCGCCGTCGGCGTGGCGACCAACGCTCCGATCGACTTCGCGGAGCTGGCCAAGCAGCAGATTTTCATCTCCACGTTCGATCCGCTCAATACAGCGGGCAGCCTCGTGCTCAACCAAGATCCGCAGTCGCCCGATTTCCAGAAGGTCGCTGGCGTGACCGTGTCGGGGCACCCCTGGCATCGGAGCCGGGTCGTGGTCGTGATGCACGAAAAACCGATCTACATCGCGTACACCGGCTCCGCATTCGGCTACGTCGGCCGCAGCGTATTCCAGCGCGCGCTCTATCCCCTGAAGTCGTTCATCTCGACCATGATCACCGACGACATGGTCGCGCGCAAGGCGGGGTTGATCATCGCCAAGATGAAACCGGCAGGGTCCGTGGTCGACCGCCTGATGCAGAAGATGTTCGCGGCCAAACGCCAGATGATTAAGGAAGCGGAGACAGACAACATCATCGGCATTACGCCCGAGGAGTCGATCGAGAGCCTGAATTTGATGAACATCGACGGCGCCGGAAAATTCGCGCGCGACAACATCATCACCAACATCGCGCTTGCCGCGGACATGCCGGCCAAGCTGCTCAACGAGGAGACATTCGCCGAGGGGTTCGGCGAGGGCACCGAGGATGCAGCCAAGATCGTGCGATACGTCAAGAGCGTGCGCGAGGCGATGGCGCCGCTCTATGCGTTCATGGATCGCGTGGTGCAGCATCGGGCATGGAACCGGGACTTCTACGCGGCGGTGCAGGCGCAATTCCCCAACGAGTATGGGGCGGTCACCTATGAGCAGGCGTTCACCCGCTGGCAGAATTCGTTCACCGCGACGTGGCCCAGCCTGGTCGAGGAACCCGAGAGCGAAAAGGTGAAGGTCGCCGAGACGAAGCTGAAGGCGATCATCGACCTGCTGAGCGCGCTGATGCAGGTGATGGACCCCGACAATCAGGCGCGATTGATCGAGTGGGCGGCGAGCAACTTCAACGCCTTGCGCGAGATGTTCACCGAGCCCTTGGAGCTGGACTACGAGGCGATCCGCGACCACGCGCAGCAGCAAGCCGACGCGGCCAAGCAGCAACCGCCAGGCGGCATGCCAGGCGCGCCAGGGGGTGGCGGCCCGGAGGGCGAGGACGGCGGCACACAGGCGGCGCTGGGC